CTGTGCTTTAGCAGCAGATTTAGGTTTACTTGTACCAATCTTACCAGATTCTTTAAAGTCACGCACTAAAGTACCGATATTACTAGAAATTGTTTTCTTACTACTACCTTTTTTAAGTGGCATTATTTTTTCCCTTTCGGTTTCTTCGCTGTCTTCGCTGACTGTTCAAACGCTTTTGCAGTAGGCGCACCTTTAGTGCCTGGCTTACGCATCTTCTCATCTGACCCTGCTGCTATGCGCTCACGTTTAGCGTGAATGTTAGCATACAATCCTTTTTTAGCTGGCATTGTTATCTCCTTGGCCTTGTTGAAGCATCTGTTGTTCCATAATTGCTAGACGCTCGCGCGCGATGTCTGCACGTTCGTTTGCAATCTCATCCTGTGACTTAATACGGCTCTGGTCAGCCTGCGCGTCCTGTTGAAGTTTAGTTTGCTGTAGTGCAATCTTCTTCTCATTCGCTGCTGCATCCGCCGCATCCGCTTTAGCGCGCATCTCTAGCTCTTGTTTCTTCAATTCTACCACTGGATCCGGTGCTTGTTCGCCTGTACCAGCAATTTGATCTTGCACTGCTTTCACCTCAGCCATGTATTGTGCAATCTTCAATGCAATCATACCCTCTTTTTGGATAACAGAAATCATTCTGTCAGGGTCACTGCCATATGCCTTAAACAATTCTACTTCCACGTCCTCTTCCGCTTTCAAACGAATGTGCTGAAGCACGTGTTTCTGTAAACTAGCTGCTGACATTGGATTTGCTTGCAACAATGGTGACATGCCCATACGTAAGTGAGATTCAATATGTGCATCATGTTGTTGACCAGCAAATGCTTTCAAGTCCATTGAGTCCAGCACGTCTGCGTTCTCTGTTGCAGGGTCCTTAGGCATTTGATTGCTTTGTGGACGCAATATGCCGTCGATATCCCGCACGTTTAGCGCTGTGTAGACCCGATAGTATGCCTCGTACATATTATGCATCTGTGGGGCCGTCTGCGCCATCTGTAGCTGTGTCTGTGCAAGGGTAATACGCTGTGCTGTAGAGAAAATGTTAGGGTCTGCAACAGGAAGTACTGCCACCATGTTGTTAAAGTCTGCACGTTTGATCTTGCGACTTGCACCTGGTACGTCATATGGGTACTCATCAGGCAAGAATTCTGCAAAACCCTGTGCAAGCAATTGAAATTCTAGTTTTTGTGCGTAATGCAGGCGTTTATGGATGGCTGACATGACCATTGAGCCACGTTCAAGCAATGCAATCGTTGTTCCTACCGCTGCATTCTGATTGCCATCACCTACTTGCATATCAGAGATACTTGCAAGGCGTTTACCCGCCTCTACAGTGAAGCCTAGCAACTGATAAAGCGTTTGACTTGGGTCTTTATAAGGTAATGGTAGTAAAGATGCTTGTAATTCTGCGCCACCAGCGTCAATATCACGCCATTCACCTGGTTGGATTGGTGTATCACTGTCCGCGATCCGCGCGCCTTTAGCCTTGAAGCCTGCTGGTAGGTTAGCTAACGTGCCCGCGTCCAATAATTGACGTAAAGCTGACGTTGCTGTCTTAGATAGGCCACCGATTAAGTGAACAAAGCCCAAGCCATACGCACCAAGGCCTTCAATTAACACATAATGTACAAAATAGTTGTGACGACGCTTTAATTCGTCGCCTTCTTTCCAGTTTCTACGTACGCCAACCGTATCACCAGACACTTCGTCGATTGTTACGACGTATGGAAGCTTAATTCCTGTTGGTTCACCGTCTTCATCCACGTCTTCAAAGCCTGGAAGGTCCAAATCTACCTGGAATTCCAATAAAAATACTTCTTCTGCTTGATCAGAAGGACTTAAACCTGTTTGACGGTCAATACTTTCTTGAATTTGGTCTGTATTTGGGTCTGTTACTTCTGCTTGGGTGTCTAAATCCAAGTATTCGCCCGCTACAACACGCTTTCTGAACTCATTTGCGTTCATTGGAATACGATGCGTGATCCGTGGGCATTGGCTCATGACGCTTGAGCCGTTGTAAGGGATGTATAAATCGTCTGCTAAGACTAATTTTGACACCATACGGCCTAGTTGGAAGTCGTAATAGACCTTCTTGAACACAGAACCACCATAACCAAGGTAGAAAAGTGATTGATCCATCTCCGGTGTGTACTCTTCCATCACCGTTGTGAGCTCGTAGTTCATGTAATCCTGAACACGGGCCGCTTGTTGCATCTTGTCTACTGTCTCTTTGCCCATGACCTGTGTTCTAACAGGTCCGCCAGCTGGCATAAGTTCCTTCATTGCTTGAGACTGGAACTGTACAATCGCCTCTGTCAACATCGGATGTACCGCGCCTGCCGCACCACGGAACGGTTTTGTACGTTCCTCTAGTTTAAGCCCTAATAACTCTAAGCCTTTAGCGTAACACTGTTCCCAGTCCGCACGAGAAGCTTTATCAGCCTCGAACATCGCCAATAGGTCAATAGAAATACGGGACAAGTCTTGCGGATCAAGGACCTCGGCAAGGTTAGCCGAGAACTCTACTTCAGCCGCTTCTTCTTCACCTATCTCAACAGTCGCGCCGCCCTCTTCGTCTAGGACGATTTCAATCTCAGGAAAGCCTTCCTTGTCTATTTCAATGGAAGTATTTGGTGCTTGATTGACTGCTTTATCTATGGCCATAAGATTCTCGGTAAAGTATTTTAGCTAGTATAGCATTTCCGTAGTGTACTTCGCATTTAATGTAAAAGGCAAGTGTTACTTTTTGGATTTCTCTTTGTTTTGCTGTTTATCCACCGCAAGCATTCCTGCTGGCGCGGCCGCAACCCCTGCTAGTATATCGGGTTCGTTACGTCTAAACTGGTCAAATGCAGCATTTACAGATCTTACATCTGAGGGACTTGTAGCAACATAATGCGTTGCAACTTCTGGACTCATATACGCAGCTACATCATCAAAATTCTTTATCTCCCCTACTCGGCCTTTTTCAGATGCTGTTTCTAGGAAGTTTCTAACTTTTTCATCTAATTCTGGATTGTCCATGACATCTGACCAGGACTGACCTTTTGCATCCATGGTAGACATGTTAGATTTATTAAGGTAAAGAGGCATTATATTTTGTCTTCTATTAGGAAGATTGCTTCGTATTTGTTGGGCGTCTAAATTTAACCTATTAGCAGGGGAGTGATATGCCGCGTAATTTGCAAAACTAGATGCTGTATAAGGCTTGTCCGTTGTCCAAAACCCTGTATTCCCTGAAGAGGTTTCTGTGGATTTTCCAAATTTATTAGGATCAATGTTTTTAATGTTAGCAGTGGTGCCGTGGTACACAGGGGTATTTACATCAAATCCCATCGCCTTAGCTCTATCTAATGCCGTGTTATTTTTAGGAAGGCCTAGCCCTCCTTTTTCCACAGGTAATGCTGCATTTTTCTGAGCTGTTTTAAAGGCCTCTTCGTACTTAGTTCCTTTTATGGATTTTTCAGCACCTCTTACGTATTTAGTAATGCTTGGAACAAAAGGGATAAGTCCTAGTGCACTTAAACCAGCACCTGCATAGTCCTTATCCTTAAAGGCCTGGTAGCTTTCTGCGGCGGACTGTGCGTCACCTATACCTGGAAGGAAGGAACTGATAAACGAAGCAACGTCCCCGGCGCTTGGCCCTTGGGCCGTGATCGGCTCTCCAGAGCCCTCGCCATACGGATTGCCTTCAACAAGCTTTGTTGGTTCGCCTTTGCCGCCCCAGTTGGGGCGCCCTACTTTTTTACATCACCACCTTTTGCAAATTCTTTCCGGTAGTTCACGCCTACGTTATAGGCATCCTTGTAATCATTCGGCATGTACATGCCATGTGCAGAAATGGAGCTAGTAGGGCTTAGTTGCTTACGGATAGCGCCAACCACACGGGCTTGCTTGGTTTCAGGATCCATCGCGTATTGCAATTCATAATCGCCCAAGGAGCTCTGACCACGGTGTTTTACGCCAAGCTCTCTGAGCTTCTCTTCCTTCACATCATAATCAGCATACGGACGGACGCCATACAAGTCCCCTTCCGCACGCACATCATAACGGCCTTCTTGACGAGATGATGGGATAGCGCTTAACTGCATCGGACCGGCGTCCACACGAGCACTTTGCAAGGCCCGCTGCTCGATCATCATGGCAAGTCTTGCTTTGTCCTCTTCCGACATGCCTGACTGTCTGTCAGGCTCATCGTACTTTTTTACGTCACCACCTTCGTTGAAGAGTTGTGCTTGGCTGGTTCCTGCCGAATTAAATTCAACTGGTTTAAGTGTGTAATTGTTTTGGCCAGGATTTGTTACGTTACCTGATACCGTAGGGGTAGCAGGAGCAACAGGGGCCTTGTTTAAATTTAGGTTTAGCGTATTTTGCCAAGGCTGTGTAAACATGGGATTAGTAAAGCCCGTAGTGACTTTAGGTGCTTGGTAACCTGTTAGATCCTGTTCCGTAAGTGCTTTAAGTCCTAATGCAGCGCGGGCCTTATTAGTTGCGTCTAGTTGTAGTTTAGCGTTAGCACCTGTAGGTGCCTGGGAAGCAGAAGTTAAGAAAGCATTTTGGAAGTCTTTTCCAGAAATTTCTCCTGTTTTTAGTTTATTCAACCAGTAGTCGTATCCTTCTTTGTCCACATTCTTGTAGGTGTCCGCAGTGGCACCAGGTGCATTGATCTCGGACATAGGGACAATAGGCCCCGTACGGCCAATAGCCGCATAGGCTTTAGCCACACGGTCCTGATAGACAGGGTTAATTAAATCATTTTGAATATTTGCTGCATTCAATTCACCGGAACGCATCTTCTGCTGCAAGGCTCTGTACTCTGAGTTGCTTAGGGGTTTCGCGCCTGTCTGGTTATAAGAACTTGTTAATAACGCGTCCTGAGCTGCACGATCACGTGCATATAACTGAGAAGCAGAAAGACCTGGGGTAAATTCATTAAGTTGAACCCGGGCCTTTGGTACAACTGGAGCGGAGAAGGAAGGAGCGACAGGAGGATTAATTCCTATTTCACCACCTTCTGCATACTGGCGTGGATATTGGGCCAATAGGTCCTTGGCGCTTGGGTCGTTATACATTATGAAAATCTCCGGGTCAATTTATAGCTATTCTATCCCCTAATAGTATTCGAATGCAACATCTTGTTGTTTCTCTTCCTCTAAGTCGTCCGTTCCCAAGGAAATGAAGTTGCCAGCACGGAATCGCATCAAGGCCTGTGTGGTCGAATCGACCATATCGTCGTTGTCGCCGTTAGGGAATGCAGCACATTCCTCCACTAATTCCTCTGCCCATTCCGTATCCGGTGCCCAGACCATGCCGCTTTCCAAGATAGGTGCAACAGAGTGAGCGCGTGATACCTTGTCCTGGCCACTGCGTCTACCGCCTGGTGAATACATGGTAACAGGAATACCCATACGACGTAGCTCTTGCTGCAGCGTGATCCCTGTCGCTTTGGCCTCGATCAATACATTATCAGGACTCCATCTATCATAATGCTCCTTGGCAATCCGTTTGAGCTCCGGGAAGTCCCATCGTCCTCTTGTGACATCTAACAAGATAATATTCGGACCATCATCTGCATTCGGGTAGAACACGCCCCACGTCGTGATAA